TCCTGACCGTGTTTATATTGACCACACAGACATTGGTCCGTTCTACTCAAAGAAAGAGGAGTTTTGGTTAAACATACAAAACGGAAAATATAAGAAAGTGGGTGTTGACCCAAAGATTGATGACGCTTGTTCCAAACACTCAAGTATCTACATTAAAACAACAGGTGATGATTTGGTTGAACGATACCTTGACGATGACTTAGAAGAAACTTTAACAGTTGACGAAGAATTTAACCAAGGTTCATTCTTACTAGCATCTTTAGTTCCCACAACATATGAAAGAGTTTCAACGATGGGAACCGCAACATTATGGGAAATCCAAATGAGAGCTTGGTCATATAAGAATATGTTAGCAATTCCTAAAAAGAATGAAAAGACAGAGTTTGTGGGAGGATTATCACGATTACTTAAAGTAGGATTTTCTACCGATGTATTGAAACTTGACTTCTCGTCACTTTACCCTTCAATACAACTTGTTCACGATGTATTTCCGACCTGTGATATTACAGGAGCAATGAAGGGAATGTTAAATTACTTCCGTAATACTCGTATTAAGTATAAAAACTTGGCTAAAGAATATCAGGATATTGATAAGAAACAAGCGACATCATTTGATAGAAAACAATTACCGATTAAGATTTTCATTAACTCACTATTCGGAGCGTTGTCGGCACCTCAAGTATTTCACTGGGGTGATATGGACAAAGGACAAATGATAACATGCACCGGAAGACAGTATTTGAGACAGATGATGAATTTTTTTATATCAAAAGGATATACTGCATTGGTACTTGACACAGATGGAGTCAATTTTAGTTTACCTGAAGGTGGTGTAGATGATAGAAGATATATCGGTAAAGGTAATAACTGGTTGGTTAAAGAAGGTAAAGAATATACAGGTTACGACGCAGATGTTGCCGAGTTTAATGATATGTTTATGAAAGGGGCAATGGGTCTTGATTGTGACGGAACTTGGAAATCGTGTATGAACATTGCTCGTAAGAACTACGCAACAATGGAACATAATGGTAAGATTAAACTTACAGGTAACTCAATTAAGAGTAAGAAACTACCACTTTACATTGAAGACTTTTTGGATAAGGGTATTAAGATGTTGTTAGAAGGTGACGGACAAGCATTTGTTGAGTGGTATTATGAATACCTCGAAGTTATCTTTAACCAACAAATCCCATTAATGAAGATTGCTCAAAGAGCGAAAGTAAAACTATCTATTGACGATTACAACAAACGTTCAAACGAAAAAACGAAAGCAGGTCATATGATGTCAAGACAAGCCCATATGGAACTTGCAATTCGTGACGGTATCTCGGTAAGTTTGGGTGATGTGATATTTTATGTTAATAACGGTCTTAAAGCATCACACGGAGATGTTCAGAAAGTAAACCAACCAAAAAAAGGTTGGTCGGAAGAACAGATGAGTTTATTCTTCTCAAACAACGAAAAATCTGATTATAAAAATAAAGAACAGTACCTACTAAGTAATGGTTGGGAAAAATCTTGGTCTGAAGATAACTGGGTTCGTAGCGATGCTAAAAACAAGGAGGCAAATACAGGAATCCCAACAGATGTAGCGTATAAAGCTGCTAGTTCGGATTCGGTTGTTCAATTAAACTGTTATCGTATTGAACCTTCAGATTTAGAGAATAACCCTACTATGACAGGTGAATATAACATCGCAAGAGCTGTTGCCACTTTCAACAAACGTATTGAGCCATTATTGATTGTATTCAATGAAGAAATTAGAAATAATTTAATTGTTAGCGACCCTAAAGACAGAGGTTTATTTACCAAAGAACAATGTAAATTAATTAACGGTGTTCCATTTAATGAGGGTGACCAAGATAAAGTTGAGGATGTTTTATCAATATCTCCTGAAGAAATGAAATTTTGGGAATCAATAAACGGTGACCCAAATCATATCTACGACTTTGCGGAAGAAGGATGGGAAAAATTTATAAATTAAAAAAGGAATATGTTAAAAATACATATTTCTTTTTAAGACTGTTTTAAACCATCTGAGGAAACTATAAACCATCCACCAAATGCGTAATATAGTTCAACACATGCACCTTTTTCAATATTAATTTCACTATACTCTTCATCAATCAAACCCTCAATGGGTTTGATTTTTGTATTTGTAAGTGCCTTAACTATTACGTGGTCAGTATTTTTATGATTTAAAATAACCTCAATTAATTCTAATTCTTTTGTAATAATTACTGACTCTCCTTCAGTTGTATATGTCTCATCAGACACCATACAAACTTGTGATGTTAATAAAACTTCTTCCCCAATAACACGTTTCATCGGGATTGATTTTTGTATACTCATAAAATTAAATTACATACATATTTCTTGGGAACGCTCTAAACTTCATTTGTTTGTTAAGATTTTCAGCGATTAACGCCTCACGTTCCATTATTTTTTCAGGTCTTAATCTTGTCAATCTACCATCAGCACCAATTAATTCCTCAATCAATTTTGTTTTTTCATCTTTTCCCTCAGTTGCTAAAGTGGCATAATCCATAGTTAACTCAGAGTCAGGTGTCTTTAAGTTACCCGAATATTTTCCTCTTACTTTTGATAATGTTTCTTTACACCCCGCAACAAAATATCTTCTAACCCACTGTTGTGCCGGTTCGTTTAAATCAGCCCAAGCAATTGCGTTAATTGGGACATCTGAAGGAAGTTTAATAATATCAGGGTTTGCGGCTAAACAAGCATCTCTATCCTCAGGTCCAACATCGTAATACCAATACCAAACTTGGTGATGTTGTAATGATGCATTACCAAAGTCAAATTTACCACCTGGTGTTTGCATCAAATGAATTGCTTTTTTACCATTAGGTAATCCTGTTATTCTATAAGTTAAATCACCTCCAATAATTCTTCTTTGAATATTAATTTCTTGCATTCTTAATAACATATCAAATGCCGGCATCATAAAGTATGAACCTGAGCCACCCATTTGAGCAAAACCTCCAGGTCCACCAATACCTGTACCTCCTAATGCCCCAAAACTCCATGGGTCAAATAATATGTTATTTAATGTTGCCGGTGTGAACCATAGTAATTCATTGATTTCACGACCTGCAGGAATTTCGTAAATCTGTTGGTTTGGAACCAATGTGATAAAATCTTTTTTAAGTTCCCAGTCCCCAAGTGGTGATGATTGTAAACCAACTATTTTAGAGTAGGCTTGTGCGTATCTGTTTTCGTAATCTAAACTCTTAGTTACAAATGCTCTTGATAAAGATTGTGTATCTAAATTTAAATTATATAATGAAGTCCATTGCGATTCAATTAACCAATCTTGAACATACTGGGCGTAATCCCCAATAGAAAATTCCAAGATGGAATCCATTTGTTCGTCTTCTAATTCAATTGAACGAATTGGTGCTCCGAGTACGTGTCTAACTTTTGTGTATAGTTGACTTCTGTATGGTTCTGCGATTATTGTATTCATGAAGTGATATTTTTATATAAATATCAATTCACAGTATAAATTAAATCTTGTGTTGGGATTTTAAACATACTTGAACTAAAAGCGACAGTTTTGTTTTTAAAAATATAAACTTCTTTATTAATATTTGAGAAAATTAATAAGTCGGTATTAAACTTTTTAACAAACCCTTTAATTTTAATATTATAAAAACCGTCAATCACTTCCATATTTAAAATTGGTTTAACTTGAGCGTTTTGTATTTTATTATCAAAATTCACTGTTAAATCAGTTCCTGCAAAATCTTCTTTTGAACCTAAACTACCCACTACAACTGCAGTTCCTTCACCAAATTCTTGATTGATTTTTTTAGCAACATACTCCTCAAGCTGACCACCTTTGTCATGTGTTCTTTTTAAAAGTTTCATAATTTTGTCAAGAGTTTTAGACCCTTTAAAAATTCTTTCACCAAAAAAACTCAAATATTCACAAAATTTATTTATTTCTTGTACTTGTTGTGAAGGTGTTACCCCAATAAAATTTAATGTGGGTTTATTTAGTTTTGTAAGTACGACATTCAAATCATCAACTAAAATCTTAAACCCAATATAATTTGTATTTAATTTATTAATTACTGAACGACATGGTTCTTCCAAGTCGTAAATACCTGAAGATGAACCTTCTGAGTATTGATTGTTTTCATACCACTTATCAGACAAAACCGTCTTCAAAGTATTATCAATACATCTTCTATAAGTCCAAAGAACATTTTTATTGTTACTAAAAATATCTGAGTAATCCGACACATTTTCGTATAAAAGTTTTTTTGATGAAATTGATTCGTTCAATTTTTTTTCAGTTTTTGATTTGTATAACTCGTTAACAAATTTCCAGTTGATTACCTCCCAAAAGTTTTCAATATATTCATCTCTTTTGTTTTGGTATTTTAAATAATAAGCGTGTTCCCATAAATCCAAACCTAACAACGGAAATCCACCTTGATTAATTATATTCATAAGTGGGTTGTCCTGATTTGAAGTGGACATTACTTTTAATCTACCTGTATCAGTTAAAACTAACCAACACCACCCTGAACCAAATCGTTTTCTTGAGATTTCTTCAAATTTAGTTTTGAAGTTACGATATGTTCCAAATTGTTTAACAATCTTTTCAAACACTTCTCCACTTGGTTTTTGTGGTGAGGGTGATAACATCTTCCAAAACAATGCGTGGTTAAAGGCTCCACCTGCGTTATTTCTTATTGTTGTATTATACTTTGATATCTGTTTAACAATATTTTCCAATTCAACATCACCATAATCTTTTTTACGAAGAGCTGAATTTAATTTTTTAACATACCCTTTGTAATGTTTTTGATAATGAAACTTCATTGTCTCAGGGTCAATAAATCTTCTTAACGATGCGTATCCATATGGTAGTTTATCAATACCAATGGTTTTCATTTCGTTAATAAAAAATTTGGTTTCAGGTTGAGTTTCCTCACCTAACAAACGACTAACTAATGACTCTGATACTATATTTAACGATTTCATTAATTATAAATACTTACTTACTATTGATTTCGTTAAGTATTTGTTCAACAATATCTACAGAACTTTCGTCTATATCTCCCATAACCGTACCAATTATCTGTTTCTTCCTTGTAAGAATGTCGTAAATAACTCCTTCAATGCTATTATCAAATAATGGGTAGTATATTGAAACTGAATTTTTTTGTCCATATCTATATGAGCGGTCTTCTGCCTGCGCATGTTCAGCAGGTACAAACGATAAGTCATTCATAATAACGGCCTCACCAGCAGTAAGTGTTAATCCAACCCCCGCAGCTTTCATGTTACCACAAAAAACTTGTATTTTATCGCTCTCTTGGAACTTGTCAACCGCATCTTGTCTTGCAGGTTTTGATGTTGACCCGTCTAAATAAACAGATTTTTTACCAAAATGTTCGTGTATTTTTTTTAAAGGTTCGGTGAAGTTACTGAAGATAATAACTTTTTTACCTTGTTCAATAATGTTCTCAGCAAGTTCAATTGTGATAGATATTTTTTCTTCAGCAATTACCTGTCTTACTTTCATAAGTTTTGAAAATTGAACTGATAAAGACCTTGACTCATCTTGTCTATTATTATACCAATCATAATACTCACCCATCAATCCTTCATACAATCTTGATTTTAAACGAAGGTAAACAGGAGTGATAATTTTTTCAGGTAAATCCAAAACTTCTGTCTTTAATCTTCTTAAGATTTGACGTGAAGTTCTTTCTCTTAATTCTTCTAAATTGGATGCTCCCGTCACATTCCAAATCTTTTTACCACCCACTCTAAACTGATACCCACCACAATATCTAATTGCGTAGGCTTGCCAGTTTTGACTTACAGGACTATCAATAAGTTTTAAAATATTATAATAATTCATGGGACGAGAAGTCATTGGTGTTCCCGTTAATAACCAAAGTTTTTTAATGTTTTTGGTAACATCCATTATAATCTTTGTTCTTTGAGCCTGAGCGTTTGAAACATAATGTGCTTCATCAATAATGACCAAATCAAATTTTGAATTAAGGATTATTGAGTTTTCTTTATCTTTTGGGTCGTGGAAGTTTTTAAGGATATCGTAGTTTACAATTACATAATCGGCTAATTCAAACTTCTTACCCTCACAGATATAAACCGATTTGTCGGTATAGTTTTTAATTTCTCTTTCCCAATTTATTTTAAGAGACGCAGGACATATGATTAAAACTCTATTCGCACCACTTTCTAATGAAGCAATCACCGCAGAAGTGGTCTTACCAAGTCCCATATCATCGGCCAAAATGAACTTATCGTTCTTTAATAATTTTTCTATAGCTTCTTTTTGGTGAACAAGTGGTGGACGGTTTTCATATTTTGTGTAATCAACATCAACCAAGTTTTCGGTGTATTGTTTAATAACCGCAGCTTTCGGTATCCAAAAATCATGAATGGTCTCAGCACTAAAAATCTTACCCCAAATGTGATATGATTTATCTTTCTCAATTAAAATTTTCTCAACGTAGATTTTATCAGGTTCCTTAATGAACGGATTGTCCTCAACGAGTTTTTGAGAAAAGTAAGAATCAATCTCGACCCATTTCTTGGCAACTTTTGGAACTACTAAATTGTAATCAATAACATAATCACATTGAGCTCTCGTTGGAAGATACTTCTTATTTGAATCAATCTGTTTTTTTAATTTAAGGATATAGTTATTTGACCCCTGATAATTTTCAAGAATAGATATTGCTTGTTGTTCAACACTTAAATGTCCTGTAGAAGTTGTCAAATTATTTTAATTAACTATACAACTATAATAATAATCAAAAAAGAAATATTTATCAATATGTCAAACAGAATAGTTCCAATAACAAGATTAGGCAAATTTTTCGGAGGGGAAGATTATAATTTAGATATTAGTATGGGGCGCGAATGGCTAGAGGGAGATATGAACTTTACACTTATATTGTATAAAGTTGATAAAAAGAAAACAAATGTTGATGATGTGTATGGTGAAACTCAAGAAGATGGAATTAAATTTTTACCTCCTGTTGAGTTTAAAGCATATCTACAAATTGTTGCTCCTGAAAATAAATTTCTTGGGTCAAGTAAAATTAATCAAATGGAACCTGGTAATGCCAGAATTTCTGTTTACCAAAAACATTTAGAGGAATTAGATATTGACATTGAACTTGGGGATTATATTGCTTATTACGAAACTGAAAATCAGGTTAGATACTATGTGGTTAACAACGATGGTCGTGTAGTGTCAGATAATAAACATACATATGGTGGTTATAAACCATTTTACAGAACAATTAACGCATCACCTGTGATGGAAAACGAATTTAGAGGATTATAATGTTACCAAAAATAAAAAAAACTTTACCATTAACTTATCCTCCTGTTGGTTATGAAAGAAGAGAACAACTTCTTGAAGACATTAACAAAGACGGAACTTACTTACCTAAATCATTATTACATGAAGATTTAGATAGAGGGTTTTTAGATTTTATAAAAAATGATTTAAAAACTGTGGTTTCAGGTAAAGTTGTTAAAGTAGTAGATATTTTGATGACAACTCAGAATTGGTCTCAGTTTACACAAACTTGGGATTTTAATAACATTGATAAAAATGTCCAACCTCCATTTATTACAACTGTTAGAACACCTGAAGTTAAGTTTGGTACTTTACCATCATTAAAATATAATATTCCTAATAGAAAACAATATTATTACGCTGCGGTTCCAACATGGGATGGACAAAGAAAAGGTATGGACATTTACACCATCCCACAACCTGTTCCTGTTGATATAAAATACTCTGTTAAAATAATTTGTAACAGAATGAGAGAATTAAATAAATTCAACCAAATTGTAATTGAAAAATTTGCTTCAAGACAAGCTTATACTCAAATTAAAGGTCATTATATTCCAATACAACTTGATGAAATTTCCGATGAGTCAGTTATGGACATTGAAAAAAGAAGGTATTATATCCAATCATATAGTTTTACTTTACAGGGATTTTTACTTGATGAAGAACAGTTTGAAGTTAAACCGGCAATTAGTCGTTCATTAGTGATGATGGAGGTTAATCCAAGGAATACAAGACGAAAAGTTAAGAAATACCCTCCAAATCCTGATAGAATTCCTTTAAATATTTCTTACCCTATTGGGACTACGACATATACCCAAACATTTGAGTATACCTCAAATATTAAATTAATTGACGCTGAAAATATTGCGTCGTATTCAATGTATATTAATGGACTTTTTTATGGGACAGATATACAACAACTTATTGCTGGAGAAATACAAATTAATACTAATGATGTATTAACAATTGATATTATTAAATCAAATAATGCTCAACCATCGAATTTCCAACTTGAGTCAATATTGATTTAATTTTCTCCGTAGATATCCCTTTTTTCAGTACAGTTTAATTCAATAAGTTTTTCAATAAACTTATGAATTTTCAACCCATGCTTTAAACAATGTTTTTTTAATAACAAATGTGATTCTTCAGATATCTTAAGGTTCTTTATTTTCAAGGTAGAAAAAAGTAAGATTTTATTCTTACTAATCAATAAATAGTTATTTAGACCAATAGTTTTTCAAGTTTTACAGAATATTTATTAATAAATAAATTTTAAACAATTAAATTAAAAAATGGCAACAGCAAACAAAGTATTCGTTTCTCCAGGTGTTTATACCTCAGAGAGAGATTTATCTTTTGTTTCACAAAGTGTTGGTGTAACTACTTTAGGTATTGTGGGAGAAACTCTTAAGGGTCCTGCATTTGAACCTTTATTCATCACTAATTATGATGAATTCCAAACTTATTTTGGAGGTACGTTACCTGAGAAATTTGTGAATACACAAATCCCAAAATATGAGGCAGCATATATTGCTAAATCATATTTACAACAATCTAATCAATTGTATGTAACAAGAATTTTAGGTCTATCAGGTTATGATGCAGGACCATCTTGGTCAATAACCACAATTGCAAATGTTAATTGCAGTACGGTTGGAATTACAGGAGGGACATCTTTCTCTATTAATTTCACAGGTTCAACTGCGTCTACATCATCTGTGAGATTTACCTCATCGGTTCCAAGTGTAATAAGTGGAAACACATATTATACTAACGCTTACACACAATTTGATGGTGGAACATCTACGATTTTAGGTGATTTACAAACACAATTATATAATATTTTAGTTACTAATAGTACATCAGGAACTTCGGCTTATTATTTTGGACCAGTTTCAGGTACTCAGGTAACTGCAAATATTGCTGCGGGTTTAACTGCATCAACTAATGTATTTGATGTTAACAGTATAACCGCATCAACAATTAACTATTGTTCAGGAACAAATGACGCTTGGTTCTACGCGAATTTCGTTCCACCAACTAATGGTAATGCATATTATGGTAACTCATATTATACAAGAGTTTCTTCATTATCGGGAACATCAGGTGCCTATAGCGGTAGTGTATCAGGTTTCTATTACGGATTTTCAGGTACAAGTTATTCAGGATATAATAATCTTGTTGTTGCAACTTTACGTTCAAGAGGTATTACTCAATACTCAACAACTTTACATGGACCTCAATATCAAGTAACAGGCACTTCAAATGTAACAATGATTGGTACTGGTAGTTACTCAGGAATAAGTCAAAATCCTTACTCAACTTTTTTAATTTCAGGTAAAACTTATAATAATAACACATTTAGTTTTGAAACATCATTTACAACATCAAAATCTAACTACATCAGTAGTGTATTTGGTGTTGAAAACTTCGCTAAAGACAGAACTGAAGTACCTTTATTTGTTGAAGAAAGATATTCAACAATGTTGGATTATGCTTATAGTCAAGGTTATATTCGTGGATTAAATGCTAATAACTTTATTTCTTTAGGTGATGCAAGAACTTCAACAAATCTTGATACAACTGGTTTCTATTTAGAAAGATACCAAACTCCGTCATCTCCTTGGGTTGTCTCTGAACTTAGAGGTAATTTAGTTTATAAATTATTCCGTGTTTATACTATTCCTGATGGAAATGCCGCAAACAGAGAAGTTAAAATTTCTATTGCAAATATTTCATTTAACAATGGAACATTTGATTTGATAGTTAGAGATTTCTATGATACTGATGCTAACCCAACAGTTATGGAGAAATTCACTAATTGTACATTAGATGCAACAAGTAACAGTTATGTGGCTAAAAAAGTTGGTTCTATTGACGGTGAATACGCAATTCTTTCTAAATATATTATGTTAGAAATGAATGAAGAAGCTCCGTTAGATGCTCTTCCTTGTGGATTTGAAGGTTTTATAACAAGAAGTTATACTAACGGTACATCTCCTTTCCCAATTTATAAAACACACTACGCAATCCCTGGTGAAATAATTGCTAATCCTCCATTTGGTAATTCTGCTGGTAGTGATAACGCAATCACTAGTCCTGGTTATAATAAAAGAAGAACTTATTTAGGTATTTCATCTTCAGTAGGTGTTGATGCTGATTTCTTCGACTATAAAGGAAAACAAAGACCGATTGGTGATTTGTGTGAAGAAGGAACTTACAATAACTGGCCAAACACAACAAAAGGTTTCCACATGGATAGTGGAGCAACTGTTGTAATGGTAAGCGGTATGACACAATTTGAAGTTGGTGACGGTTCATTTAGTTCTGAACCAACAGATGCAGAAAATCCATATTACTTCTTATACTCAAGAAAATATAGTTTCTTAGTACAAGGTGGTTTTGACGGATGGGACATTTATGAAGAAAAACGTGGTAACGGTGATTCATACATGTTAGGTCAAACAGCTTTCAAAGCTGGTTTTTGTCCACAAGCACCATATCCAACATCAACAGGATGGGGTTCATTTAAAATCATCACTATTGAGGATGGTACAAGAAGTTATGGTAATACTGACTATTATGCATACTTGTTAGGTATTAGAACATTTGCTAACCCTGAGGTTACAAATATAAATGCTCTTGTAACACCTGGTGTTGATTATGTTAATAATAGTGGATTAATCGAGTCGGCTATTGACATGATAACAAATGAAAGAGCGGATTCAATCTACGTTTGTACAACTCCTGACTTTAACCTATTACAAAACTCAACTTCTATGGATAATTTAATTTACCCACAAGAGGCAGTTGATAATTTAGAACAAACAGGAATTGACTCTAACTACACAGCCACTTACTACCCATGGGTTCTTACTCGTGATACTGTAAACAATACTCAAATCTATTTACCAGCAACGGCTGAAGTTACTCGTAACTTAGCATTAACTGATAATATAGCCTTCCCATGGTTCGCGACTGCGGGTTACACAAGAGGTATTGTAAATGCGGTTAGAGCAAGAAAGAGATTAACTCAAGAAGATAGAGACACTCTTTACAAAGGAAGAATTAACCCAATCGCAACTTTCAACGATGTTGGAACTGTAATTTGGGGTAACAAAACTCTTCAAATTGCGGATTCAGCGTTAAATAGAATTAACGTTAGAAGATTGTTGTTACAAGCTCGTAAATTGATTTCTGCGGTGGCTATCAGATTGTTGTTTGAACAAAATGATAACACAGTAAGACAACAATTTCTTGACTCTGTTAATCCAATCTTAGACGCTATCAGAAGAGACAGAGGTTTATACGACTTCCGTGTAACAGTACAAAATACTCCTGAAGACTTAGATGCTAACCAATTAGTAGGTAAGATTTATATCAAACCAACTAAAGCATTAGAGTTCATCGATATTGAGTTCTTGATTACACCAACAGGAGCGTCTTTTGAAGACATCTAATTAAATAAAATTTAAAAAGACCCTCACAGAAATGTGGGGGTTTTTTATTTACATAATATTTATAGATATGAAAATGTTTTTAGTAGAAAAATTTGAAGAAGAAATTACACCCGATTTAAAGTATTACGCTTTTGACTGGGATGATAATATCCTTACTATGCCAACACAAATAATACTTCGTACCGAAGATAATGAAGAAGTTGGTATGTCCACGGAAGATTTTGCGGAATATCGTGTAAAGGTTGGAGTTGAACCTTTTGAATATAAGAAAAAAACTATTGTAGGGTTTGCTGATGACCCGTTTAGGAACTTTGGTACCAAAGGTGATAAAAGATTCATCATAGACGCAATGATGGCTAAAATAGGTCCTGCATGGGACGATTTTGTGGAAGCAATTAACGGAGGGTCAATTTTTTCGATTGTCACAGCAAGAGGACATTCACCATTGGCTTTACGTAGAGCAATCGAAAATATGATTGAAACAAATTTTAAAGGAATATCTAAAAAAGAATTGGTTAAAAACTTAAGAAAGTTTAGAAAATTTGCGGGTGAAGAAGATATGAAGGATAAAGAACTTATAAACGCTTATATGGATATGAACAAATATTATCCTGTGACATTTGGAGCCGGTTCAGCACAAAGTCCCGAAAAAGGAAAGGTTGATGCTTTAAGAGAATTTCAAGGATATGTAAAATATTTGGCGAATATACTTAAAAAACCAGTAATGTTTAAAGATGATATAAGTAATAATTTTATTCCTACAATAGGATTTTCAGATGATGATTTAAGAAATCTAGAAAAAGTTAAAGATGAATTATCAAAAGACCCAGAAAATATTATTCAAACAATATCAACACATGGTGGTAAAAAGCAAAACTATTAATATTTATAAACTGGACTTATAGCAAGTTTGGATAAAAAAAACCTTAAAGTAAATAGAAAAATTTTCAATAGGGACTATTTATAATAAAATAAAAGAAAAATTTAAAACAAAATAATATGGCTGATTTACTGATGAAAATGCCGATACCCTACGAACCGAAAAGGAAAAATAGGTTTATCATGTCTTTTAATGACTTGGGTATTAACGAATGGTTTGTAGAATCTACAAGTAGACCTTCTTTAACGATTAACTCTACTGCGATTGATTTCTTAAATACTAAAACTTATGTTGCAGGTAAGTATGAATGGGGAGAAATCTCTGTAACTTTCCGTGACCCAATCGGACCTTCTGCTTCACAAGCGTTGATGGAATGGGTTCGTTTACATGCTGAATCTGTGACAGGGCGTATGGGATATGCCGCAGGTTATAAAAGAGATATTTTCTTAAGTTTATTAGACCCAACAGGTGTTGTAATTGAGAAATGGGTTCTTAAAAACACATTCCTTACAAAAGTTGATTTCCAAGGATTGTCTTACTCTGAAGATGGATTGGTAACTATCCAAGCGTCTTTGAGACCTGACTATTGTGTATTATTATATTAATATACTTTACTACTTTATATTCAAACCCACAAAAGTGGGTTTTTTTATTTACAATAAATAAGAATAAGGTATTTTTCTAATAAAAAAACTATGAGTGACAATATGAATCAAATGCACTTGGACCTTCCACACGATGTGGTGTTATTACCAAGTGAGGGAAAATATTATAAAAATAAGAAAAAATCTGTTAAGGTTGGATACCTAACCGCTGCCGATGAAAATATTTTGGCGTCGGTTGGTAATTTAAGTGGTGACCAAATCATTACTAATTTAGTTAGAAGTAAATTATACGAACCTGATATTAGACCTGAAGAAATGATGGAGGGTGATTTGGAAGCTATTTTAGTTTTTTTAAGAAACACTTCATTTGGTGCTAATTATGATTTTACTTTAATTGACCCTGAAACTGATAAGAAATTTGAACATAGTGTACAACTTGACGCATTGGACTTTAAAAGAACTGAGGTTGAACCTGATTTTGAAGGTTTAATTTCTTTGGTTTTACCAAAAACAAAAAAAGAAATTAAAATAAAATTTTTAACATATGGGGAGTCACAGAGTATTAATCGTCAAATTGATTCTTATCCAAAAGGAATGATTTCACCTTCAGTAACTTTGAAATTGACTAAACAAATTGTTGAGGTTGAAGGTAACCGAGAAGAAAGTGCAATTGCGGATTTTATATCTAAAATGCCAATCATGGATTCAAAATACATAAACAACTTCATTAGAGAAAACGAACCTAGGTTGGATTTAGTGAGAGAAATAACAGCCCCATCTGGAAAAAAGGTACTCACCCGTGTGACCTTTGGGGCGGAGTTTTTTCGCCCTTTCTTCTGAGTATTTAAAAAATTTATTGGACCAATATTATCTTTTGGCATCCAAATTAAATTTGTCTTATTCCGATTTCATGAAAATGCCGTCTTATCACCGTAGATACTTGGTTGATAGGGTGATTGAAATTAATACGCCTAAAAACGAACAGTAAGTTATTTATATAATAAAGAGTAAACTATGCTATATTATCAATTAGGAGGAGACGCAACACCTGAGTCAGACCCGTTAGGTTCGTTTTTTAAAACAGGTGGTGCACAACCATTCTTTGACATGAAAAAAGGGTTTGAAGGTATGTTAAAAACTGTTCAATCGATGGACGTTGAAATGGCTAAAGTTGCTAAAACCATGGGTGTTAGTACCGCTCAAGGGTTGGCTTTAAAAAATAACTTTAGTTTAGCTTACCAAGAAGTTGTTGATTTAGGTGGTAAACTAAGTGATGTTACTGGACAACAGGAAGCTCTTTTAAATGTTACAGGTCGAAACTTAATTTCTCTTAAAGAGCAATCCGCAGAATTATTTGCAGCGGTATCTGTAACAGGAGTAAAGGGTGAGGTTTTAGAAGAAACATTTCGTAACGCTGGTATGGAAACCGCACACATTGCTGAAAATGTGTTAACAATGGTTCGAGTATCCAATCAATTAGGGGTTAATGCTCAAGCAGTTGCTGCAACTGTTACTACAAATTTAGATAAATTAAATAGATTTGGATTTACAAATGGTGTTGAAGGATTAGCAAAAATGGCGGGAAAGGCTCAGGCTTTAAGGTTTGATATGAATGAAACCTTAGATTTGGCAGATGATTTAATGAGTCCTGAAAAAGCAATTGAAATGGCAGCTGCAATACAAAGATTAGGTGGAGCCGCAACCGCATTAACTGACCCTTTAAAATTGATGGATTTAGCTCAAAATGATGTCGGTGGACTTCAAGACGAACTTGGTAAATTGGCTAAACAATATACATATTTTGATGAAAAAAGTAAAACTTTTCAGATTATGCCTGGCGCTCGAAGACAACTTAATGAAGTTGCAAACGCATTAAGTATTGATAGAAAAGAATTTGAAAAAATGGCATTGGAGACATCAAAATTAGAAGATAAAATGTCTAAAATAAAATTTTCAGGTTTAGACATATCAAAAGAAGACCAAGAACAACTTGCAAATCTTGCTCAATTAAAAGATATTGGTGGTGGTAAAAAAGAATACGTCATTAATTATCGAGATGACAAGGGACAAATGCAACAGGCGGAATTGGCTAATCTACAAAAAGAACAATTAGACGCTATTAAAAAACAAACTGAAGCTGACGCAGCCGCTGCTGGTGAAGACCCTCAGAAACAATTAATTAATATTGCTAAAGACCAATTAGGTGAATTTGGTCGATTGGCCGCAGCTCAAGAAAAAATTTCAAATACTTTTGCAACCACATTAGGGGGGTCTAAAGCGGGTCAAGCTCTTTTAAAGAAAGGTGCTGATGAATATAGTGCTTTAGCTATTGACGTAGAAAAGGCGTTTGGTCCTAATTCAGTATTTAAAACTAAACTTGACGAATTTGGTAATGATGTTGGTAAACTTGGAAATCTTTTAGTTAAATTAATGACAGGAGATTTTAAAGAAATTGCAACGACTATGGGAAGTTTAAAAGATGTTTTAGGTCAGGGTGTTGCTGATTTTGGAAAAAGCATATTTGACAGATATGAAAAAGCATTAAAAGAACAAAAACTGGCAGTTGATAATTTAGATGCTGATATTAAAACCGCAACGTTTGATTTTGCTAGCCTTGATGTTATTAAAAACGCTTTAGAAGCAGCTAAAACGGCTCTTGGTATTTCTGGTGGAGACGGATTTAAATCCCCAAGGGTTGGGGGTGATACTCTTAAAACACCTTCAGGTGATATAGTTTTACATGATAAAGATTATTTTTTAGCTGCAACTCAATTACCTGATGTATTACAAAAAAGTGTTAATAAAGGTTTAATGGATGTTTTAAAAATCCAAAGTCAATCTATGAACGCAGCAATGATGTCAACTAATACACAAACTCAACCTCAGGTTCAACCACAAAAACAAGAAGTTACTCACACAGTTAATTTTAAAGTATCTGTTGACACTCCAAGAAATAAACTAACTGACATGTTAGTTGAAGAATTACCTAAAAACCCAACCTTGATGCAATATATTGTTAAACACTTTGACAATACAAAAACTTCAAATGGAATGATAGTTAAAAAATAAAAAAATACCAAGTCATTCTATTTATTAATAAAATCACCCAATGAGTGAAAGCGCTTTAGATTATTCAAATTCAGAGTTTTTTAGGAATCGTCTTGTTACAAGAAACCTACAACCATATAACGTTGAAGGTGCTTTCCAATCTTCTATTTCTAATCCATATTACGAAACTAATATTAGTGATAATTCAGTAATTGATTCTCCAGATGTTAATAATGAAATTTTTACTGAGGCTCAACAAGAGATTATTCCAAATCAATATGGACCTACAGGGGGTTTCCAAGACGCATCTGGATTTATTAATAAGACAACAGGACAAGTAAACGAAAATTCAAGTAATCAATTAGAATATTGGCCGTTACAGAACGATACCAATATGGACTTGATTAATGAACAATGGATTGATTTAGCTGAAGTAAGTAATCGATATATCCCTAACGGTGGTTATGAAGGTTTATTTTTTACTGACACAAAAATATTATCAAAAAATGGTGGAACAAGTGATTACAATCCATTAAATTTACCGTTTGTTGTTGGAAATTATTCTTTGGCGGATATCATTTTCGGTTCAGATAATTTAGTACAACAAGATTCTTATTTATTACAAATATCGGTAATTGAATTAAGAAAATCTTTTCAATATAGAGTTGCCCAAGAACTACAAAAAACAAGTGTAGCTAATAATTTATCAATTAATAGTAATCCTTTACAATCAAGTTTATTGGCGACTAATCAAGCACAGTTAAGTTATTTAGATTATCATATTACAGTCCCTGATGGTATTGGTGATTTTGTTGTTAATTTAGCTCAAAGAATAACTGGAACGTATTTACCTTATTCACCAATTGAGGGAGATTACTTTAATTTTACACCAAGACAACCTAAAACGGGACTTGGTAGATTTGTACAAAGATTAAGTAACAACGATGGTAATGCTTCTGTTAAATTTTTAGCAAACACAGGTGGCGGTCAAAAATCAATTTTATTTGCCAATTTAGAATACAACCGATATAGTCCAAACTATGATAGAAATATTACTAAGGCTGGACAATTATTAAATAACATATTTGGTAATATTGGAAAAAATGAACAAGATAATAGTGGTAATTTATATGTTGGTGGTAAAGACGAATTAAGATATACAACATCACCTGCAGGTCAAACACCTGACAATGGGTATGGAGAACCGACTGGTGCGGTTGTATTAGGTCCTGATGCGGTTGGTAAATTATATGAAGGAAACCAAAACTTAAATTTTGGATTAAATGATAACAACACTGTTGTTGGTGGATTTGTTTGGACAAAAACAGGGTCGGAAGAAATTGGTATAAAATTTGGCCCTGAAGGTGAACAATTTGGTACTGATAATAGTAATAACGTCGCAATTAATTTAACAGAAAGATATTCATCATCTTTAGAATACAAATTTAAAAAAGGTTCATTATTAGATAATACTCAAAGATTAATTGACTCAGCTCCGGCCAGCGGATTGGCTAGAAGATTACATGCAGGTAATGCTATCAATCAAATTTCAAAAGTTTTTAATGATGGATATAAAGAATTAACAAAAGGTTCTAAAGTTATCAGATATCAAAATGTTGAAGGTAAATTAATTGGCAAAGAATACGGTAGATTATTTACAAAAGACAAACCATATCAACTATACCAAGATTTACAAAGTACGGTTGCAAATACCACTAGTAGCGAAACAAATGGTAATATAAGAAGATTTAATAACTCAGTACTTGACTCGACTTATAATTTAAACATTGCTCCATTAAAAGGACAAGGTTCTACAAATATAGTTAATGGGCAAGTTAAGAAATACATGTTCTCAATTGAGAATTTGGCGTGGAAAGGAAGTGCTTTGTTTAATGATTTACCTGGATGTGAGAAAGGTCCTAATGGTGGAAGAATAATGTGGTTTCCACCTTATGATTTAACATTTAGTGAAACTGTTTCACCTGGTTTTGATACAACCTCATTTTTAGGCCGACCCGAACCAATTTATACGTATAAAGATACAAGTAGAAGTGGTTCGATATCATTTTCAATTATTGTTGACCACCCTTCAGTTTTAAATTTAATTGCTAAAAAAGAATTACAAAATGATTTAACAGATAAAAAAGATTCAGTAATAGAGTCGTTTTTTGCTGGTGCTGCAAAATTTGATTTATATGAATTGGCTAGAAAGTTTGCGACTTTAGATATACAGACATTAAAAGAATTACAAGAAAGTGTTCTTTCAAGTAATAAAACTTCGGCTGAACAGTTGGCATCTGTTAGTCAAGATTTAAGTGGGATTAATTCAATCGCAAACAATTTACCTAATTTTTCGGATTTTCAGGGGTTTGGTGGATATTTTCCACAGTGGGATTCTACGATTAAAACTACTGATTATGAAACTGTTTATAATGGTTATATTAGTCAACAATCGGTCTATGAATCAAATCCTGATAAAAACAGAGTTTCTAATCAATTTCCTGTAATAACTTACAATTATGAAAAATTAGTTGAGTTAAGAAGTAAAATTTTAGAAGCGGTTACATCACAAAATTGTGAAATAGTAATAGAAATGAATGGTCTTCGTTTCCAACCGGCAGACTCAACAAATAGTATTAATCGAAATAAAGATTACATTGAATCTATAAAATTGTTTTTTTCAAATTTTACAGACAGTAACAATAAAAAGTTATCGTCGTTTATTTTAGATGGGACTGTTAAATTTATTGATTCAAATTTACTTTTAACGACCGCTGAAGTTAAAGGTAATGGTGTATCAACAGCAATAAATTGTTCGATTGTATTAACTGGATGGACTCAAAACTATAGTTTAGAAGCGATGTGTTCGAGGTACGTAAGTATTAAAAATATTACTGTTAATTCTAAAAATCCGTCGAATGTAAACGCTGGGTCATCTACTAATTCTCAGAATATTGCGAATCAAAATGCTAATAACGGTTTACCAATACCGAGCAGTACCGCTCTTGATAAAAAGAATTTAAGTAAAAGATTATTAAGAACAAAACTTTTAAATGAATGTGATTATTTTGAAGTTTTAAAACAAACTGACCCATTTGCGTATACATCAATTTCGGATAAATTAAAATACTTCCAACCGGCATTTCACGCTATTACTCCTGAAGGATTAAATAGTCGATTAACTTTCTTACAACAGTGTACGAGACCTGGTAACACAATACCTGTTATTAATCAACAAGGTCAACAAGATACTTCAACATCAACATTTAATACTAATTTTGGTACACCACCAGTATTAGTACTTAGAATTGGTGATTTTTATAATACAAAGGCAATTCCCGACACGTTACAAATTTCATATGAAAACTTAGATATTAATCCTGAAGGTATTGGATTACAACCAATGATTGCAAAGGTAACTTTAGGTGTTAAACTTATTGGTGGTAGTGGATTAAAAGGGCCTATTGATAGATTACAAAATGCCTTATCATTTAATTTCTACGCAAATACCGAAATGTATGATGAAAGAGCTGACGTAACTGAACTTACTGATAAATTAGATGATGCTCTGTTCAATTCTATTGTTTTAGCAGAACCGTTAGCAACAATTAATGATTTACAAAATATTCCTGAGACAAATAAAACAATTGGTGATATTTTAACAACAGTTGCTTCAGGTCTAACACAAACAGGTACAATTCAGTATAAAAGTTTTTTTGATAATTATATTACTCAAACACAAAATTATTTTTCAACAACTTTAGATTTTATTGGTAGTTCAATTAAGAATTACAATTTTGGAATTTATTCTCAAATGACATTTGATAGAAATTTTAAAAATGGAACCGTTAAACTTTCAGGATTAACGCAACAAACTAATATCTATGGCAAACCAAGTAGAATTAGTGAAAATTTAACTGAAGTTGCCAATCAATTAAAATCTGACATTGATGATGAAACTGAAACAATTATAAAGGCATTAAATGATGAAAATGGTATTACAAATCTTGCTGTTAATAGAGTAAAAGATAATTATAAAAATTTAATCGACTCTAAAATTAATAATGCGTTTAGTAATGTTAATTCAGACTCTCAAGATTTTGCAAATAAACAATCACAATATATACAAAATATTGAAAAATTAAATTCAATAGTTGGAGGTCAGTTAGATGGTAAAATATTGGCAAATGGGGTACCTAAAGGATATTTAATATCAATTGATAGTACATTTAGTAATGATTATTCTTTAGTTTGTTCAGGTATTACAAATTTTTATAATTTACTATCAACAAAACAATTTTTACCAAGTACTGGAGCGCCGTATTGTGAGTTTGTTAGTTTATTTGTTGATGGAAGTAGTCCACTTAATCCAAATTCAGACAATCTTTTATTTACATTATTTTATGATGATTTAAAAGATAATACAAAACGACAACAATTTATTAGCGGATTGACAACAAATTTAATCCCGAGTAGTTCTGGTTCCGTAATAAGTATAGTTACCCAAAAAACGGATAATTTAACCACCGCATTTGATAATTGGAATACACAAATTCTCAAAAATTTTAACGAATTTAAAAGTAGTCCTGAGGTAAACCAATATTTAAATTATAACCCACAAATTAACGGAGTGTCTATAAAAGGGAAGGATAGAATTTATAATTATAATACATCAGGAGTTACTGACACACAATTAACTAATTTAAGAAGTTTATTTTCACCTGTAAATTCAAATAATTTTAATCTAATTTTCAACGGTAAAAAACAATTTAATTAATGGCATTAGAATATTATAATAGATACGAAGGATTTATATTTAATGGTCAACAAACAGTTGTACCATATGTTAATCTGCAATCCAAATCTACAGATAAAAAACACATATATATTATCGGACAATCAAGGTTAGATAAAATATCTCAATTATATTATGGGACACCTTTTTTTGGTTGGTTAATATTACAAGCAAATGGTAAATATGGTGGTTCAGAAATTAATATTCCTGATAACGCCATTTTAACAATACCATTCCCTTTGATTAATTCCTTATTAGATTATAAAGGTGCATTAGAGCAACAGTTCTTCTATTATGGCAGATAATATACATATTGAAAACGACTATCAAAATATTTTTGTAGTTGACCCTAATAAAGTTGATTTACCTAATGGACAGGTAAGTGATAGAAACATTGCTCAAGAAGAATTAGTAATGTATGCTAATTTAGAATGTAACTTACAGGCTAGAAGTAAATTAATTGTTGGTAGTGGAGATAAGCAACTTAGAACATTAGGTCTTGGTAAAATCAATTTTTTAAAACCTACTGGTGAAGATTATTTAAGTACTAAATGGACTGAATTACAATCACAATCCAGAAAAGCTGATGAAATAAATGGTGAGTTATTAGGTATTACTCAAATTAGTTATAAAGTAACTCAACCATATACTGCTGAATTCACAGTAAATTTAGAGGACGTAAGAGGGAGAGCCTTGTTTGAAAGTGGGAACGACTCAATATATTCTGCGTTTTTTAACTTACCGTATCCTGTTTTTTATTTAACATTAAAAGGATGGTATGGTAAAGCAATTAGATATCAATTATTACTAACTAAATTTCATGGGGCATTCAATTCATCGACAGGAAATTTTGAAATAACATTAACTTTTAAATCGTTTACATTTTCAGTTTTAAAAGATTTGTTTATGACTGATTTATATGCGGTCCCTCAAATGTATCAAACAACTAAAATTGACAACTCTAATAATGGTGTTGTTGTTGATAATAATGTTACACAAAACTTTTCAACGTCGACAACATTTTTAGGTAATGATAAAATTATTGAAGTTTATAAAAAATATAAATCAAAAGGTTTATTACCTCAAGATTTTCCTGAATTAACAGTACAATCATTAATTGAAAAATTAGATACTTTTATTAACACTAGTTTAGAAAATTTAGGTCAAGTTTCACTAAACCCATTAACTGATTATGAAAAATATTTAAAAACATTAGATGAATTAAATTCTGAGATAGTTTTATACAACGAGTCTTGGTTTAACAAATGGCTCAATTTAGAAAAGTTATTTGTTATAAAAGAAGGTACTGGAAATATTAACGTATATACATACCTTTTAGACGATAGTTTAAATGAAGCATATACGGATTTAAAATCAAAAATTGAAAGTAAAATTACAATTCTTAACAAGAATGTAACATTTGGGGATTCGGGTGGTTTATATAGTATTCCACTTAAAAGTGATGATATTTTGAACTCTTTAAGACCAACTATATCTGAGTCTTATTTTGACTATGAAAAAACAAGATTAAAAAGATACGGAAATGCTACTGTAACACAACAACAAATAGATGATTTAGGTGTTGAAATTCAAGAACTCGTATTTAAGAATAAAAGTAATCCTTTTATATTTACTAATCAGGGTAAAAACGGATTTACCAATTACATTCAAAAAATTAAAACAAAATTAAATTCTTATAAAGAAGAATTAGAAATTAGTCTTTCAGACCAACTGTCGGAAATATTAAAATCGCCTTCAGGTATTGGATTTCAACCTACTATTAGAAATATTATTGGAGTTCTCATGGCATCCGCAGAAGCGTATTTATTACTACTAGAAGATGTTCATACTAAGGCATTTAACCAAAGAGAAAATCCAAAAAGACAACAAAGTATTGGTGGTTTTGACAAAAAAGAAAATCAAATTAATCCTATCGTTTACCCTTGGCCTCAATATGTTGTTGGTAAAATAATTGATGGTGTTGAAAAATTTGAAATACAATATCCTGGTGACCCAAATTATATAAATCAAACTGGTGGAGATGATTATGAGGCATGGCCTGAAGTAGAATTTGTTGAGGAATATACTAAAAGTTTTATTTTGAGACAAATCCCTCCTAATACCACTCAATCACAACAAAATACAAATGTCATTTTAAGAAATTTAATTTCAGGATTTGATACCATACCATCAAATATCTCGTATAGTAATTTATCAGTACCTGATTTTTTCTTTGAAATTATGGAGAGATTACAATTAATTGTAAATCTTAATGGATTTTCAGGTGATTTAGGATTTAACACTATTCTCCCTTTTTTAAGCCAAACTGAGTTTGAAAATATGAAAGAAGCTTTAAAAAATGATAATGGTGGAATTACTAATATTCTTAAAAATGGAAAATACAGAACTGTAACATCATTTAACGAATTATTATCTTCTTTTTCTGTTAGTTATGCAAAATATTCAAATGGATTTCTTACTGTACCATATTTAATTAACGAAGTTAATAATTCTTTTAAAATTTTAGATAAAGATTTACCAGAACAAAGTGTTTTAGTTTTAAAAAAAACTATAAAATTAGTTGAGGATACTATAAAAAATAATGCATATACTAATAATTCTTTAGATATATATCCATTTATTAATTTAAATTGGTGTAAAAATAATTTAGAAAATGGCTCAATTTTAACAAAAGATATTATATATAGTACAAAATCTTCATTATTTTATAATGATTTTAGTAAAAAAATATCAAATTATGATATAAATGATGCTATCGGTATATCAGGATATAATAGTAAATTACCTAATCAACCTATTGTTAATTTAAAAATTAAAAGTAATATAATTGATACTGAAACATTAAATTTAAATACATTTTACACAAATAGAAAAGTTAAAGATTATGTTTTTACTGAGGGTAAAGTAACTTGTACTAACTCACAATTTACACAATCTCAAACAACTTCAATCCTTAACACACCATATTTTATTAACGCAATACAAGAAGGTATTGAAAATGAAAGAAATGATTCTGACCATCCATATATAAGTGCCTCTTATTTATTTTTAAATAGTTTACCTCTAACAACAACAAAAGAAAGATATACTTTAAATGACACGGCAAATAGTGTTAAAAATAATTTCATATCAACAACATTAAAAAAATATTCAGGTGTACACGCACTACCACTTCCGTGGATTGCAAAACTTGGTTCTATATGGTATAGATATAAAAATTGGAAAGAAAATGGTGTTGATATTTTGTCAAATATTTGGAATAACTTTGATTATGCTAATAACTATGACC